CTCGTTATGTTGCCTTGGTCCATAATTATTACAACATCTTGTTATAGATGCATTAATCCCGAATGTTGTAATATAAGATTGTACTAGTAGATCAGAGCTAGCTTTAGATGCTGAGTACGGGGAGCGGGGCTTAAGAGGATGCTCTTCAGTAAAGGGCTCCTCGTCTAGCTGTAAATGGCCATACACTTCATCAGTTGAGACGTGAACCATTCTAGCATGGTCCTGCTTGCATAGCTCAAGGACATTTGCTGTACCTACAACGTTACTATCAATAAACGCTAACGGGTTAGTAATGGATCTATCTACGTGCGACTCAGCAGCTAGATGTAATATATAATCTACCTTCCCTATGAACTCTGTAAAGCTCGAGCTCGATATATCTCTCACTATATGCTTTAATCTATCATCGTTCAACGGTATGTGTTTAAGATCAGAACCTACACCCATCTTATCTACGCATATGACTTCTATGTCAGCGTCTTTATCCTTAAGTAACTCTTCTATAACATACGAGCCAATAAAGCCGCATCCTCCTGTAACTAAATACGTCTTACTCATTCTCTAATAATTTTGGATTCTGTTTTATGGTTTGCAAGGTAATAAGATCCTTTATCTTTGTCGTAGACCATTCATGTGATCTAGTTGTATACACTACTTCTGGAGGCAGATCATCACCTGTAAAAGGCTTACCAATATAATCTTCTCCTAATATACGAACGTCTGGGTTAAAGAACTTAATTAAGTCTACAAGCTCATCTTCTGTTTGATACATATATACCTCATCAATATACTTGATAGCCATTAATGTCTTGTACCTCTCATAGTACGGTATGACTGGTTTATATTTTGTGTAACGAGTTGATGATGGATCCTTCTGTAAGAATACAATGAACTTATCACTATGCCTTTTAGCTTCTTCAAAGGTGTAGATATAGCCAGGATGAAGTAAATCGAAGTTACCTGCAGTAAAGCTTGTAATTATTTTACCAGGGGAATTATTCTTAATCTTATTATACAGAGGGCTTTTCATATATTAGCGCGAGTGCATCTGACTCAGTCATTGGTTCAAAATCATATTTTTCTTTAAGCTTAGTAACATCTAATGTGCAATTAGATCTGTTGGCTTTAGTATTAAGAGCAGCGAAGTCTACAAACTTCCAATTAGGGTTACCTTTATCTGCTGCTTTCATAAACTCTATAACACCAGCCGTATCTAGAGCATCTGGATTAACGAGGTGAAGTACATCATTATCACTCCTAGCTTCTTCAACATACTTCTTAATGAACCTACATAAATCTGGTATATACGTTTTAGAGTTCTTAAAATTAACTAGGTTATCATACTTACGGAGCTTTGATAAAACAGATCTTTCTGATGTAATATCATTATCAAACGGCATCCGGATCCTTATAGTTAAGCCATAATCACCAGCTGCTAATTCATATGCATGCTTTGATTTAGAGTAGAAAGATGACTCAATATCAAACAACCCATAGTTAGGCTCATCTTCCTCTAACCATTCCTTTTCATAACCTGTAAAGATACAACCAGACGAAATATGAATGTATGGAATTTGTGCTGCTTTACAGACTCTATTTACATTTACCGGCCCAAGTACATTTAGATCCCAACACTCTTTCTTTTTATCTTCTGCTTGATCAACATTAGGCCGGCCTGTAAAGCCTGAGCAGTTAATAACGTAGTCAATATTACTTTTGGATAAGAAGGCTAGTAACTTATACTGCTTATTATAATCTAGATCGTCGCGACGTAAGACTGTAACGTTATGATCGCTCTTTAAACTATTACTTAAATGAGTTCCTACGTAACCACCACCCAAGATGCAAATATTCATATATAAATATTAACATGGAACGGTAGTATAATCAACTGCTTTTCTTCTTCCATTGTTGTCTTTTCGGACCGCGTTTCTTATATTTTTTGTTCTTTATCTTCTTACACGCAGCGTGTGACGACCTACAAGCAGGGTATGAAGAGCCTTTCTTACCTGCTTTCTTTCTACCACAAGGCCCACCGGTTTTACAGTTGACCCATCCTTTAAACTTCTTACCAGTCTTCTTATCTGTCCTAGTCTTAAACCAGTCTCGTAAGTTCTCTAACAATTCTTTTTGAGTCATTTTATTTTACCGCCTCTGTTTACACATTTCTGAACATAGCCTGATGCATAAGCAGAAGGCCATACATCATATTTACGCTTAGCTTTAGCTTGACATTTAGCGCGAGTCTTAGATACCTTCTTTTCAGCATCTTCTTCAGGCACCTCTTCAGACTCAGACTTCTTTCGCTTACCACCCTTCATGTTTGCACACCAGTGATACATCTTCGCTTTCTCACCACTAGCGTTTTTTGCTTTCTTACGAAGCTCTGTCACTGAACCATTACAACTAGCCCCTGACTTCTTAACACGTCCAGGGCGGCTCTTACCCTTCTTTTTACCGTCGGCAAAGTTTTCAACGTAAAATGACTTAAAATCTTTCACGTAAATATTTACTCTTCTATATAGAGTTTTTCAATATACTCTTTAATTCTTTCATAATTATACTCACCCTCAACAACGCTAAGTTCTATTTGATCTACAAAACTATTAGCTAAGAAATCCATCTCTTCATCCTCAACCTTCTCTAATGCATCTCTTACTGCATAAAGGCTATCATATAAAGCGTCGATAGATTTATCTAAATTATTAACAAGCTTAGACTTTTTCATATTTAAAGCTATTTATTGCTGTAATTAGGATAGCAACGATGTTTTTCTATAATCATTTAAGATATTAATAATATCCGCTTTAAGGTAGTTAATGTGATATGGTACAAATCTATCTTCTTGTAGGTAGAAGATGACACACTTACGGCAGCGTTGACCGGTCATTTGCTCGTGCATATAAGCATACATCGACAATTGTAGAGCGTACGTATTAAACTCGCAGGTATGTAAGTGATCAACAGGATCGAGCATTCGTTCACCAAACGGTGAGCTGAACCTAAACTTCTTATTAGTCTTAAAATCTCCTACTGTGAACTCACCCTTCTTATGTTCGAATATAAGATCAGCCATTCCAGCTACGTTATAGTCCTCATTGTATAATAAACTCTCGCAATGAATCTTATCATGTCTATCGATATGCCGATCTACTGCCCTGTTATAGGTTTTATAAAGCCAGCTATAATTATCTTCCATATCACCATAGCTAATATAATCTTCAAGTAGTTTGTGAATATTTGTACCCCTATCACAAGCTTTATTCTTTTCCTTCTCCCACATTTCAAGAACCATCTCTTTCGACACACCTTCTCGTTCAGCTACTCTCGATGCATGGAAGTGTTTATCAAACTTCTTCTTATATTGACCAAGTAGAGTAGTTACAGAAATAAACTTACCTTTATCTTTATGCGTGTAGGTATGCGACGCTTCATCGAAATTGACAATTTTTGCAGACATTAACATATTTTAATATAAAACTCACGACTATCAACTAAATAATGGTATGGGTGTAAAGATTTCAGAATTACCAACATTTTCCTCTCCTCTCACAGGTAACGAGCTCGTGGCAGTCGTACAAGACTCTATAACTAGTCAAACACTGCTAAGCTCGTTTGCTGCACCTTTAACTGGGGTAGGTGGTATGCTAGCAAGAACTGAACTTTCTTCTCTTTCTGGTGGATGGGATTCTACTAGAATATATGTATCGGCAAATTGTACGAGTTGGGATAATGCGGCTGCTTGGTGTACAGCAAATGGATGTTACGTAATAAATTGTGTTGAGCAAGGCACAAATCAAGGTCAAGTAAAAGTTACAACAGTAGGTGGTGCAGCTAGTACTGTAAATGCAAGAAATCTTCAATCTACTAGCTCTCCTACTTTTTGCGGTTTAACTGTTTCAGGTACTATTATTGCTAGCAACCTTAATGCTGGTTATGAAACTACTGTGGCAGGAGGTTGTAGTTATTCTTCTATTGTAGGTGGGTTTTATGGATGCGCTAATGGTACTGCCTCATTCGTTGGAGGTGGAAATTATAATGTAACATGTGGTGATTGTAGTGCAGTAGTAAACGGTTGTTATAATGCTGTATGTGGTGACAGTAGTTCTGTTTTAGCTGGCGCAAAAAATACAATAGCGCCTTCTGTTTCTGCATCATCAATATTAGCTGGGTGTTGTATTAATGCTACTGCTAGTGATACGGCTTATACACAAAAGCTTATAATAACTGATGTACCCACCAGTTGTGCAGGATTACCTGTAGGATCAATATATAGATCCGGCTCTGATTTAAAAATTGTGACTTAGCCTCTTGAATTTCACTATATTGTAAGTAAATTATAGTATAGTTTAATTAGACATGAGCAAGCGTAATAGTAGTAATACAAAAAAGCAGGTAGCTAAAACTAAAGCAGTAGAGGCTGAAGTGGCAGAAGTAAAGCCTACCTTAGTGGGTAAGAATGCTATCTTTCATATGGAAGGTGGGGTAGGTAAGCATGTGGCAGCGTCAGCTGTTATAGCATCATACAAGAAAGCTAAACCAGAAAATAATATTATTGTAGTATGTGCTTGGCCTGAAGTATTTCTTAATAACCCTCATGTTGATAGGGTTTATAGAATTGGTAACACACCTCACTTTTATAAAGATTACATTTATAAGCAGGATGTCGAGATTCATTCACAGGAACCATATAAAACAACAAATCATATTACAAAGAAGAAGCATCTTATTGATTCCTGGTGTGATTTAATTAATGTACCTCGTGCGGATACCACACCTGAGTTATTATTAAACTTTAGAGAGAAAGAAGAAGCTGGAAGGATTATCCAGAACCCATCCAATAAGCCAGTACTTCTTATTCAACCATTCGGCGGTCCTGGTAAAGAGCATCAAGAGACTCCATATTCATGGACTAGAGATATTCACCCTACTGTCGCTCAAAACATTGTCAACGCTCTACATGATAGGTATCACATAGTACACGTTTGCTATGACCTGCACCCTCAGTTAGAGAACGTACAACGTGTTGATGCTGCTATGCCTAAAAAAGTTCTATTTGGGCTTTTACTCTACTCAACAAAGAGACTCTTAATTGATTCTTCTCTCCAGCATGCTGCAGCTGCAATGAACTTACCTTCAACTGTTGTGTGGGTGGCCACACAACCAGAAACTTTCGGCTATGATTTACATAACAACATTAAACCTTCAAAAGAATTTCTTGAAGGTACTGTTGATTCATATCTATATGATTACAGCTTTACAGGAGCGCTTCATGAATGTCAATATGAAAATCCTAGTCAAATATTTGACGCTAATAAGATTGCAAATAGTCTAGTTTAACTTCGTTAGTGTTATATGAGCCTTCACGTCTAGCGGCGTGGAGGCTTTTTAGTAATAATTGCCATAGATATCATTATCATTGACATCCATATCATATACGTTATCTTGCGAGTCTTCATTAATATCCCAATCAAAGGACTTATCATCTGAAACACTATCACCTGGTATGCTAGTAGATAGAACGCCACTAAACGAGTTTTCAAATACCTGATCATTAACTGGCTCAATAGGCGCGCCAGGCTCAAATGAGTATTCGTATCGTTTAGCTCTCACTCTATATACATATGTACCGAGTAGTGGGTTCATTGCTGAAACATCTTGATCCATTCGCTCTGTAATCTCATACACCTTTGCACCCCTACCGTTTGTTCGCATACAGCTTAATGCATCTATGACTACAAGATCACCAGACTTAGGCTCTATAGACTGACCAACACTGGCATAATCAAACTTTGCTGACGCAGCGTTATAAAATGTGTCTATATGTAAATAACCTGTAAACTCATCAGCAGCATCAAATCCGAAACTTTGTAATGAGATAGCTTCGTTATTAAGCTCAACATACATTTGAAGTTCAAGTGGGCCTTGAAACGTTTTAGTAGGCTCTTCACCGTATAACAAATTAGCAGCTGATAAATTAAACGGATTAAAATAGTATTGAACGTCTATACCGTAATTGTTAATTAGGTCGTTGTAAGCTTGATCAAATACTAACTGTTCTGCTTGCATGCTCGTAGCATTTACAAACTTACCGCAAGATGGAATAGCTGTAGCTGCTAAAACTTCTTCCGGTGTGCAGTTAATAGTATTTGGATTACAGCCCATATAGTTATTTAGTCTTCATCGGCTTCTTCATAAGCATCCCACACTGATTACCTTCTTCATCTTCAAACATTTTTACCTCTGCACCTGAGTTACCAAGACCTTTTGTTACTCCAGGCTCGTAATCTAAGCCATAAACATTAAGTGTACCCATTAAAGGTTGACCCATCAGCTTAATTTGATGTGCTCCACCATTTATTAAATTTCTAACGTGAGGGCATTTAGAATTATAGTCCTTACGAACATTATTTTGATGCTTTCTATCTGTACCTCCGTATAAATTTTTACCAGTCCTCATTGCAGCATGCATGTACTTATCTCCTTGATAGTACTCTTTAAAGGTCTTCATATATATACTTAATAAAAAAGCCTACCGATTTAACGATAGGCTTTAATATTGTTGCGTTTTAGTTTTAATTATTCAAAAGCACTTGAACCTGGCTTAAGATTGCCAACTTTGTTCTGCTTTCCGTCGTTGTAGTGTGTATTCAGATTAGAACCAGCATCAACTTTTCCAGTTGCACCAGTACTAGCAGCTCCACCAGCATTTTTAAGACTACCTACTTTGTTCTGCTTACCATCGTTATAGTGGGTATTCAATGCAGTAGGCTCTCCTTCTTCATCTTCTTCGAATTGAGCAGGAAATTGCTCATCTTCATCTCCGAGTTCAACTTCGGCTTCGACTTCATCTTCGTCTCCACATGCAGCTTTAAGAACGTCACACAAGTGCTGTGCCATTTCTCTGTCTAAAGTAACTGTTACTTCACCTTCTGCATCGGCGTCGGCCTCTGCATCATCAAGACCGAGTGCATCGAGATCTGCTTCTTCATGTTCACTGCCAAAATCTTCATTGACCATGACCTTATCATAGAGTTTATCAAAAACTGATTTACGCTTCATAAAAATATTTAGTCCTTCCTCAGCGATTTTCTCTATTTCTTCTGAACTTTCTTCCTCTTCCTCAGGATCTACAGGTAGTTCATCTTCATCTACAGTATCTTCTTCTTCCTCCTCTGGTTTTTTACCTTTTGCTTTCTTAATAGCTTTATCCTTTGATCCCATATACTCTGCAGTACTAGATTCAACCTCTCCATCACCATCGTAATCTTTTTTAGCTTTACTTTCTTCATCTTCAGCTATATCAGCTTCAACCTTATTGACATCATTTTCTTCTGTCTCATCCTCTTCATCTTCTTCTTTTCCAACAATACCATAACGTGCCGCTACGTCATCTGAAGTTGCAAGAGGTTGATCGCATCCCGTACCAGGATCATTTCCATCACCATAAGATAATCCTTTTATATTATAAGCGTTTTCTTTATCACCAACTTTGTTAATGTCAACATCAGACTCTTTAAATCCGCCTCGTTCGGTTGGACCGCCTTGCTCGAGAGGAACCTCACCGATAGTTCCCGCTGGAACATTCTCATTGACTACTACTTTATCTAAAATAGCACCGTATGCTTCACCTAAACTTTGAAGGTCTTTCTTTTTAGCCATATATTTATTTATGGTAAGTAATAAATATTTTCAATGGCTCAGCAAGATAATATGTACTATATGGGTAATAAAAATTTACCCAACGTAAACTGGAAGGGTGAATACACTAAAGAACAAGTAAAAGCTTTAACGAAAGCACATAAAAACATTTTATACTTTGCTGAGAATTTCTTTTATATTGTTAACTTAGATAGAGGTAGAGAAAAGATCCAACTATATAAAGCGCAGAAAAGAGCTCTACGCAAGATGAGAGATAATCGTTTCTTTATACAACTTGCCTCTAGACAGATAGGTAAATCGACTATGATGACTATCTATATTCTATGGCAGGCAATCTTTAATAAAGATCAACGTATATTGTTAGTAGCTAACAAAGAGGCTACTGCGATTGAGATCTTTCAACGTGTGAGGATGGCTTATGAAGAATTACCTAACTGGTTGAAGTCACCGGTGAAGGAATATGCTAAGACATCTATGACGTTAGAGAATGGATCACGTATTGGTATTACAACTACTACTGGTACAGCTGCTCGTGGTCAATCTGTCAACTGCCTTGTTATTGATGAGATGGCATTTATTGAGCCTCACTTAGTAGAAGAGTTTTGGAAGTCAGTCTTTCCTGTTATTACTTCTTCTAAAAAATCTAAAGTATTTGTTTGTTCGACCGCTAATGGAACTGATAATCTATTTTATAAGTTATATACTGGAGCAGAGACTGGTGAAAATGGTTGGGCGTATGATAAAATATTATGGGATGAGGTGCCAGGAAGAGATGAAATGTGGGCTAACAATACTAGACAAGCTATTGGCTCTCATGATGCTTGGCTTCAAGAGTTTTGCTGTCAGTTTATTAACTCAGGTGAATCTTCTATCGATGATGATCTATTTGAGAAGATGCAATCACAGTTATGTGAACCTAAAATAGTTTTAGATGATGGTCATTATAAAATTTGGGAGGAAGCAGATCCATCTAGAGTATACGCTGCAGGGGTAGATACAGCAGAAGGTGTTGGTGTTGATTCATCAGTAGTGCAAATATTTGATATAACTGATCTTAAAGATATAAGACAAGTAGCATGCTATACTAATAATAAAATACCTCCTGCTGACTATACTAACAAAGTCTATTCTATATTAAGAAACTACGGGTCTCCTTTGGCTCTTATTGAGCGTAACGGTCCTGGAGCTCAAATCGTTGATAGACTTGCTAATGACTTTGGATATGAGAAGTTAGTATCATATGGCAATAAAGCAGGTCATAGACGAAACATAATGCAAGGAATGATCGCGCATACAAATACTAAGTATAAAGGCGTGCTTAATATGAGATATTATATTAATGAAGCGCGTTCAGTTACAATTCGTGATGAAGATACATTAAAAGAGTTACGATCATTTGTAAGATATCCTAACGGTACGTGGAAAGCGAGACAGAGTCATCATGATGATAGAGTTATGGCTACCCTCTACGCGCTCTTTATCTTAGAGAAAGAAATTACTGAACGCTTCTTTGAGATACTTGAATTAGATGATAGAGGTAAACCTATGGTTATTGAAGCTATGGACTTTGGATTAAAGTTCTTTGAAGATGCTACCTCACTTTATGCTGACAATGAAGTGGTTGGTGCTAATAATATGTTACCTCCTATTGTGTTTGGTATGGGTGATAATCAAGCAGAAGAAGAAATGGATGAATTGGAAATGCATGGCTTTCAACCTCTAGAATAAATATTTACGATGGCAGTAAACCAAAATAATCAATCTATCTTAAACAAGAGCCGTCTAGATAAGTTTGTACTTATCTTTTCTATACCTCCAGCGTTAAGAGAAATAAATGTACGAGAAAATAACTCGCGTAACAGTAATAATATTATTGAGGACAAGCTTCAACTATCTGTTTACGGGGCTGTTGTACCAGAACTTACTGTCCCATCTATCGAGATACCATACGCAGGCAGCAATTTGTATCAATCTGCTCATGCAAGAGAGGCTTACCCACCAGTAACAGTTAACTTCACAGCTGACAATGAGTTCAACAATTACTGGGTTATATACAAATGGTTAAATTTAATGCATGATCAAAAGACAGGTGTATATGATGATGCAGATTTGGACCCTGACAACGAATTTAATAATTATCAGACTGATATGACGTTATATGGGTTAGATGAATATGAGAATAGACGCATAGAGTTTACATACACTAAAGCTTTCCCAGTCACTTTAGGTAATTTAGAATATAACTATAGAACGTCTGATGAAATAGAATCTTCCTTCACGTTTGTTTACTCACAGTTACACACTAAATTATTGAATTAATAAGAAAATATTTATTCAAAAAGAATAAATAATTTTATGGCTAATAGGACAATACAATCTCCTGGGGTTGAGATTCGTGAATCTGATCTTTCACTTAGAACAGTTTCACAGGGTACAACAACATATATGGCAGGTTTCGCTAACGAAGGTCCCACTGATGAAGTGGTGGGTGTAGGAAACATCACAGAGTTTGAGCAAATTTACGGGCAACCAAGAACGCCTGCGGAAAGATACTTCTATCATTCTGCTCGTGCTGCTTTAAATTCAACCGGTAAATTAATGGTAAATAGATTGCCTTATGGTGCAGACGCTGGTCAGGGATTTGGATCTAAGATCTCTGTACTTGCTTACCCAGCTTCTGGTTGGGAAGTGACAACTCAGGGCACCATGACGGGCGCGGCTACTTCAGACTTTAGTAAATTATCTTCTACTTGGATTTTAGGTGCTCCAACTCAATTTGATGTAACTAATGATGAGTATATTAGTCTTACGAATGGTGAGACGTTTAGCGCAGGTTGGGGATTATCTGCTTTGCCTTCCGTAAGGTTAAATAGTCTTGGAGCCTTATCTGGAGCTGCTATAATCGTTATTAACAAAGCTCAAACAACTATTGATGGTCAATTTAACGGCTACTATTTAGGTATATCTGATAACACGAACATTAACCCTGCAAGTGCATTTGATGCAATACAGTCAGTACAAACAACTACTGGATCGGCGGCAGCTACCGGTCGAACAACATTTACCGCTATTCCATCAGCTAGATTTGAATTTAGTGTAGATGCTGCTAAAGATTCTAATATTCAAAATTCTATATCACAAGTTATGGAAGAGAGTATAACTAATTATGATATATCTACAATAGAGTTTGATGATACATTAAACATTGGTGTATTTAAATTACGTCAGTCAGTATTCTCTAAGGATGCTAATAAGATGGATTACTTGTTAGAAGAAGGTTATAATGGATCTATCGGACATTACAGACAGATTAATTCTGAAAATGGAGGTGCTCCTATAAACTTCTCACTTGGTACTGTCGAAGATGATTCTCGTAATATTGAGATGTTAGTTAATCCATACTTAGCAGATCAAATATCTGGTTTAAATTTATCAGATGATGGTAATCCTAATAAAAAGATAAGAGTACTTACACAATCTTTAATCGATAATGTAGCTAGTGGGGCTATACCTGTAAAAAGACTAGGAGCTACTAAAGCTTTTGTCGCAAGTCTTTCTACATTACCTAAAGCTGATTCGCTCTTCCCACTTGGTGCATATGGTGAGACAAACTTAGAGACTAAGCTTGCTGGTAATATTCCACAGAAGCTTGATAGAGCTCTTGATCGTATTCGTAACGACCGTAAGTTTAACATCGATATTATTGCAGAAGCTGGTTTAGGTACTATATTTACTTATAATAAAACAGTTGGGGACCCGTTAAGCACTCTTGGATTTGATGACTTAAGAACAACTTCAGCGATTGAAGAGTTAAGAACATCTAGTGATCTTGCTAGTAGTGATGCTAGAGACAATTATACAACTATCTTTAACAAGTTTGCAACATTTGCAGGTCCAGTCAAGGATGGTGGTAGAGGTGATATTCTATTCGTTGCTGATCCAATTAGACAGTTACTAGTAACTGGTAAGGATAACAAAGTACAAGCAGATAAGTCAAAGAACTTCAGTACAGATATTTACTGGGCGTTAAGACATCAGTTTGAAAATGCTAATACATCCTACGCAACAGTATTTGCTAACTGGATGAAAGTATATGATAACTATTCTGGTCTATTTACGTACGTTCCATCTTCTGGATTTGCAGCAGCTAAAATGGCTTCTACAGACGCAGCAATCGGACCATGGGGTGCCCCAGCAGGATTCAATCGCGGTGTTATAACCGATGCCGTTGATATTGCTTTATCACCTAACCAACGTCAACGTGATGATCTATATACAGTTAATCTTAATCCAATAGCTAGTTTCTCTGATCAAGGTAACGTGTTTTTCGGACAGAAGACATTGCTTAAGAAGCCAAGTGCATTCGATAGAATTAATGTACGTAGAACCTTCTTATATCTTGAGAAGATTACAAAAGCTACAATGCAGTTCTTCCTCTTTGAGAACAATACGCTGTTTACTAGAACAAGAGTTGTTAATACATTAACACCATTCTTTGAAAGAGTAAAAGCTGATGATGGGTTATATGATTACCTTATTGTTTGTGATGAGAGAAATAACACTGGTGAGGTTATTGATCAGAACGAACTTGTAGTTGATATTTACCTTAAGCCAGTTAAGACTGCTGAGTTTATCTTAGTTAACTTCTATGCTACGCGTACAGATGCTAACTTCGAAGAGCTAATCGGTGGTTAATATTAATTAACTAAACTTAAGAGCTGTGAAAGTAATATTTCACAGCTCTTTTTTTATATAAATAGCTTTCAAGCTATAAATATTAGTATGCCCGTAAACCAAAATATTCAAAATTTCTATAGAGTTGCAGCGGATAGAGACTTTTCGAGAGATTTTCTTTTTAGAGTGAGAGAAATGCAGTTGCAAGGAGTGCCTTCTTTAAATGAGTCACAGTTAGTTTATGCTAAAGCTGCTAATTTACCTGGGCGCGCTATTAAGAATACAGCAGTACCTTATATGGGTCTTAACTTAAACGTTCCAGGTGGAGTTGAGTATAGTGGATCAGATGCTTATAATCTTAGTTTTTACTTAGATGCAGATAGTGAACTTAGAAACTATTTTGAAGCAGCTTCTAGAGCGTTATTTAACGATCAAACATCCACTGGAGAGTATGGTACTCCTGGTGATGATTTCTATATTCAGTTAGCACAACTTGATAAAGACCTTGAACCTATAGCTGAGTATAAGCTCATTGGAGCTTCATTACGTAACATCGAAGCTATTGAGTATAAGATGGCTGAAGGTACTGGCGAAACAGTAGAAATAACAACTACTATAGCTTATCACTACTATAACAAGGTTAGATGATTAAATAATTAAGTGCCTGATACTACAATATCTAGACTTAACCTTCATCAAGACTGGACATCGGACTTACCTTTAAAGTTCTTATGGTCTGTAAATTTTTATGGTCGCGATGGCGCTAATATGTCCGATGTTGGTGAAAATATAGAAAAAATTATTACAGGTTATGAAGGTAATAGTTTACCTATAAGGCCATCTGTAATAGATGACTACAGTCACAATGAACTTGGGATGCTATTGGCACAGAATGTTTCCTTACCAAATGAACAAATTACAATAGGAACTGAAGCTTTAGCTAATACTGGTGGTTTTAGGGCTGGATACTTTGCAGATAGAAGAGCTAACTACGGAGCTGAAAATAAGCTAGATCTTACCTTTTTAGAGACTAATGTTGATTTAATGGATTATTTTTTAAAGCCTTGGGTTGTAGCTACTAGTTATAAAGGTCTTGTTGAAGATGGTGAAGAGGATATAAAATGTTTTATTGATTTAGTTTTATATAGTAGATCTAAAGAATTTTATAATGATAAAGTTAGATCTTCCGATGACTTTAACAGGCCCTTAGTACCCTATGAGCCTAGAAAGATATATACTTTTTATGACAGCGCGCCTTTTAATATAGAAGGAGGACAATTAAGCTATAATCCCGAGCTATCATTAGAGGAATTATCGAGAACAGTTTCATTTGCATTCTCTCACTACCAAGTTAGGGATGTTGATAATCTTACGCGTAATTCTTGAAGAGCGCAAATAATAGACGAAAATTAGGTTGAAGATCAATAGTAGCAGACTAAGTTATTAAGTGAGTGATAACTTTAACGTCGACGTAATATTACCTAGTGGTAAATCTAGACGTATTAATGAGCTTAATAATAAGCAGTATTTAGTAATCATAAAGTTTTGCGAGAATAAAGATTTTTTTGGGTTAAGTGAATACTTTAATACTATTATTTTAGATGATGACTTAGATATTATTGATAGATTTTATCTGCTTGTATATGCAAGAATGTTATTTGTAGAAGAAAATCTTACATTTACAACCAAAGAGCAGCACAATGTTGATGTAAGCTTAAGCGTCGTATTAGAGAAGTTAGAGAGTATATCTTATTCTGTATTTAATAAGACTATTAGTCATGATAATATAGATATAAAGTTGGGCATTCCAACTGCTTTATACTTTAAAGATATAGATGATTTATATAATAACATTATTAAAGAAATAGTATTTGATAATGAAGCTATAGATTTCGTTTCTCTTAACACAGAAGATCGAAGCAATATATTAGATAAACTACCTATTAAATTGTTCGATGGACTACAACAATATTTAGCGGATCTTTCCAGTAACGCTTTCAACATGACGCTAATAAGTGAAAACAAGCGTCTTAATATTCAAGAAATTAATCTTAATCTTATTAGTAACGGTGTTATAGAATTTATTTCAGCTATATACGGTATTGATCTAAAGTCTTATTATGAATTGATGTATGCCTTTTACAATACGATTTTAAACGGATCTGATATATTCTCTACTTTGTCACCTATGGAGACAAAAATTATGCTTAATATACATAATAAGCATATAAAGAAGCAGAACGAAGAGTTGAAAAGACAGCAGAAGTAGATATATATTAATATGGGTAAAAAACTAGACTCCTTCATATCAAAACTCGACTCTCTTAATACATCTGAGCTTGTTGATATTTTTGTACCTTCTATTCAAAAGGAAGTATCTTTTAAATTATTTAGCGTTGGTCAACAGAAAGATTTAATTCGGACTGCTCTTACCGGGATAGTAGGAGCTATAAAGTGTGGTGTTATTTATAATGAGATTATAACTAATAATTGTCAAGCAGATATAGAATTTTCATATGAAGATAAGAATGCTATTCTTATAGCACTTCGTAAAGCATCTATTAGTAGTGATATTACTATTGATGGCAAAGCATACAATCTCGATGATCTTCCTACTAAGCTACCAAAATTTAAAAATCAAACCAAAAAAATTAAGTTTAGTGACTTTGAGTTATGTTTAAAGGTACCTAACCTAAAGCTAGATAAAACCATAACAGAAAAGGCTTTACTAGATATTAGTAAGCTTAGCGAGGAGAAGAAGAAGTCTGAGTCGGTTGATATCCTGCTTACTTATGAAATTGTTAAGTATTTAGATAGTATAAAGGGAGATGATAGTGATTTTGATTTAAAAGATTTAACAGTATATGAAAAGAAGCGTGTAGTTGAAAATTTACCTCTTAAAGTTAACAATAAGATTATAGAATTCATCGGTTCAGTTACAGAGTACAGTAATCAATATATTACATTTAAAGATGATACAGTTGTAGAATTTGACGCTGGATTCTTGACCCGCGAATAAATATCTATGTGGAAGAAGATACCGGCTTTAAAAAAGTTCTAAACCTTATAAGCACCTTAGGGGGCGATAAAGGTGTGCCTAAATCTAATCCTAAAGGGGTAAGAGGTGGTAAGCAGTTAGATCTTAGTAAATTCTTTAAAGTTAAAGATCTCAACGGGGCAGAAGCAAAGCGATATAAATCTATCTTTGAAATACTTGGCCAGACCCTACTAATAGGTAAGTATGCTAAAACTGGGCCAGAAGCAGAGGCACTAAAAGGCTCAATCGCTGCACCGATGGCTCAAAAAGTAAATGATAGTGAAGACGCTAAAAACTCTGGAAAGCCAGACGGTAAGGGGGGAGGTATATTAAGTGGGTTGTTTGGAGGTATATTAAAAGGTGCTCTTGGGCTTGGTGCTATGATATTAGCTTTAGGAGCATTAGCGTTTGTATTAAATATGTTTGCTGGTATAGAAGCGGAGACTTTATTTAAAGCTGGAGGTGCTTTACTTGGGTTAGTTATTATTGCGAAGCTAGCTAAGAAAGGGTTGATACGCGGCGCCATAGGAATTGCAGCAATGGTTGGGGTTCTTTACTTACTTTTAGAAAAAGTGTTAATACCTTTTCAGAACGTTAACTGGGAAACGTTAGGTAAAGCAGGAGCAGCACTACTCGGGCTTGTAGTTATAGGTAAATTTGCTAAGCCTAATATGATACTTGGAGCAGCCGCTCTCGGTCTTATGGCTGGGGTGTTAGCGTTATTAGTTCACACAGCGTTAATTCCATTGCAAGAAATAGAATGGTCTACAATCGGTAAAGCATTTGTTGCATTGCTAGCGATAGGGGTAATAGGTGCATTAGCAGGATTCGCAGCACCTCTTATATTTATGGGCGCATTAGCTCTCGGCGCGTTAGGTGTAGCTTTATTACCAATGGCAGCTGCTGCTCGAATAGCCGCACCAGCTATAGAAGCTTTAAGCGCACCAATAGATGCTACTGCCGGCGTTCTAGCCAAACTAGCTAATGTACCAGTAGAAAATTTACTGCTCATAGGTCCAGCGCTTGCTGGTATTGGCGCAGGTTTAGTTGCAATGAGTGGTGGTAATTTAGTTGGCGCTGCACTTGATAAATTTGGCTCATTCTTTCTTAACGATAAAGGTCCAATGGAAAAGCTAGCCGAGTTAGGTAAAGCAGCACCTGATATAATTAAGCTAGGGGATGCTTTTGACACAATAGCAGACTTTAGTTTTAGTGATATAGACCTTGAAGGTGATTTTAACTTAGCAGCTGTGGGTGTTAATAACTTAACTGGTAGTATGAATAAGCTAGCAACATCACAGCAAAAAGTGGTTGGTCTATTTAAGCAAATAAACGATTCAACTGATGAATTTAGAAAATCAGGTGCCGCAGGTATAAACAATACATTTAAAATGGATAAAGAGCTTATAGATGTTAATAAACAGCAAGTAAGCTTACTTTCTCAAATCAAAGATGGTATTATGATGATGGTAGATAAACCTACTGGTGCTAGTAATAGATCAATGGTTGACCAGAGTAGAGGTAATGTAAAGAAGCTGAGCACAACACAGGATTTTAACAAGAGCATGGGAATATCAGATTTAATACAATAATATGAAATTTATACAAGATTTTGAAGAGACGACGAGGTCCGGTCTTAACACCATAACGGATGACGGTAAAAGTGGTATGTTAGAGGAAACTGACACATTAATAGAGCCTATTTCTAGAAATAGGATTGTTGATGTTATAAATATGCCCTGGTATGCGGGTAAACGGGTAGATCGACAAAGTAAACGTTTAAATAAAATCCCGAGAGGTTTTATAATAGAGCGAAAGCAGATATTAAATTCTTTACTATCTGGTGCTTTATATTATCTCGGTACAGTGCTAAAGACTACTCAAAAAGGCGTCAAAGTGGCTACACCGACTAGTGTAAAGTCGATGTTAAATAAGATTACTAAAGTAATGCCAAAGTCAGCAACGGCGGGCTTTACAAAGGCTAAAGGCCAATTTCAGAAAACTTTGGAGTCGGATACTAGGCTTTTGGAAAGAAATAATCTAACATCACTTCTAGGTATATACCTTACCCAAGAAACAGGATTTAAATATGTCTTACCATATTTAAACAGCTCACTTGATGTAAATACAAATTGGGCCGATGAAGGAGACGGGGCGCTAGCTGGTATTGTTAATAAGGGTATGTCTATAGTAGATGAAATATCTAAAGTAGTAAATATATCTCAGCCAGGAGTTTATATTCAAAAGCCAAAATATTTTAGTTTCGATAATCAAGGTAAGAGTGTTACATTCAACTTCCCCTTATTTAATACTATTAAAGCTGGTACTTTTGATTATAAAAGTAATTATGAGTTTTTATGGTTGTTGGCATACCAAAATAAACCATATAAGACATCATTTGCGCGTACTAAGCCAGGTAAGATTTACACTGTAGAGATTCCCGGAGTAGTAAGTATGCCTTACGCGTATATAAGTGAAATGAGTGTTGATTTTAGAGGTACTGTAAGACAATTACCAGTTGATTGTCCTACAGAGTACGATGCACCAATTCCAGAGGCTTATTTAGTAAGCATAACCTTTACGTCTCTTTTGACTGATTATGCCAATACGATGGCTCCGGATACAGGGTTTACAACAACTTTAGGATCGGATTCTGCAACATTTAATTTTGGTTCATAATATTATGAGTAGTATAATAACAGGTAAAAAAGCGAGTAGTGTAAGAGGTTTAGAAGATTTAAGTTCGGAAGTATATGAGAATATCTTTAGAGTTAACCAAATAAAAAATAAAGATAAATATTTCTACTTCTATAACACTCTTAACAAAGTTATATTTCCAGATAATTTAAGCGGTGGTATTTATGATGATCTTATAGTTCAGGTTGATACACCATGGACCACATTATCGTTTAATATTTACGGAACAATAGATTTATGGTGGGTTGTTTATCTAATAAATAAGCCTAAATATATTTTTCTAGCAAAGAGCGGTAGTACGATAAGGTATATCACACCTGGTGCTATAAGGTCGGTTCTAAATAGTATAAAATGAGTGAAAAAATTACAACTTTACAAGATAATAATTTTATAGCAGATGTAAATTTTATATCTGTGAACAAAGCAACTGGTCAAAGCTCATACTTGCCTATAGATCTAGCCTCAGTAACTTATTTTGAGATAAACGATAATTTAATAGATTTTGGATTAACAGGTAATATTACTTTTCCTAACTGGGGCCAGCTGTTAAGTAAATTAAAAGGCTTTGGATTCCAAGGTTCTGGGAACGCTGGAGTTGGTGTAGAGAAGCTTCCTGCATCCCAAGCTTCGTCAAATTTAGAACGTTACCTGACCATTAGTATTAAAGATACTAATATACCGATAGAAGAACAAGGTTATGAGTTTTTGGCGAACGCTAAATCAAGCTCTTCTTTATCATTAAATGCAGTCGACGTTAAACAAACGTTAGAGTTTGAAGAAAATTTAACTGCGGTTCTTAAACAAACTAGTTGGGATGTTTTCTCTGCAAATACAGACATAGAAAAATCTTTTACCGGAAGCGCCTTAAATCTAGTTGGACCTCAATTCACTGTTGGTGGTGCACTATTACAAGTGTTAGCACTTGCTACTGATGGCGCAGCGTTATTGTCGCCGGAAGCAAAGAGGCTTAATCAAAGAGAGGCGGAGTTTTCTAGTTTCTCGGAATCGGAAGAGAACGCAAACAACGGCCAGTTGCGCGGTAGGGTGAGAGGTGAATATACATTACCGCTGTTTTTTTATACGAACATGATCGACCTCGCTTTTGATGACAATGATACTACCGGTCAGTCTAGTAAAAGTTTGTATGGTATTGCACAAGACTTATATAATCATACCGTTTATGGAGGACCAGAGCCTACTCCAATGTCTATTGACAGTTCGGACGCTGCTCTAGAGCAGAGCTTTGAGGAAGCCTTTAGAGGTGGTGCTTCCTTACCGCTACTAAAAACTAAAAGCAAGCCTGCAGAACTTCAAGCTGATAAAACAGAAACAGCAGAGGAAGAGGAAGAAGAGATTAGCAATCTTGACAAATTTAAAGGGCTTGGGAAGGCGATAGCAACACTTGGAAAAGACGAGAATGGCAAAGAAGAGGAAGAGGAAGAAGAAGTAGACGTAAGTGATGGTGAAGAAGAAGAAGAGATGTTAGGAGCTCATACTCCGCCCCGTGTACTAGAGATTGGTGAGCTTATATCTCTGAGACATCTTGAATTTGTAGCGGAGTATAAAAAAGTCAAACCTAGTTCTGATGGGTCGCAAAAAGAGGAGGGTTCTGATGTAGCGGCAGTTTTAAAGAAGAAAGAAAACGATTTTAGTGATGTGTACATGGAGGACTTTTCTATAGCTCCTAACGATGTTCCAAATGTAAATGCATCTATTCATAATAATGTAGAAGAGTACGATTTAATACAACCAGATATTAACAATTTAAGACAAACAGTATGGGGAAACTATGAACTATCTAGGACTAGTATAGACAAGCAGGTAATAGCTATTATTAATTTTAATGATTTAGCTGACGAGTTTGAGAGAGACTTCCTAGGAGGTAATAAATCTAACTTACCTGCTATTTACCCACATGAAGCAAAGCAGTTTAAATTGCATGGGTATCCGGAGACCGATGAAGGCATCTTCAACGGGAGCGTTCGCTTTGGGTTAATGGAAGCTCGTATAAGAAATTTAGTATTTAAAAGCTTTATATATTTAAATGAAACAATAGTGCTTAATGTTAAAGGTAAAATGTATAGAAAGCCTGGTAAATTTATTACTATTAAAGGTGAGCTAGCCGACTCCCCCGCTCAAGAATTATGGTTTGTAATCGAAGTAAAACATAAATTTGAAAATGGTGATTATCGTAATGAGATAAAAGCTGTCCGCTTCCTAAGCGATGGGGACTATATAAGTGGCTCGCGGACTTATGTACATCCAAAATTAAAAGCTTGGAGGGAAGAGCAAGCTCTTAAGAAAGAGGCGGAAAAGGAAGAGGCGGAAACCGATGCCCGGGCCCGCGGAATGGCTGCAAGTTTGAACAATGGTGATGCTACAGCTTACCAAATCGCTAGCGACGCTGATGGTGAAATTATATCACAAGGGTGGGTTTCTGATCCTTTAGGCATCAAACCCGGTGGTACTCCTTTGAGTCAGGCACAAATACAAAGCCGCTCTAGAGCGGATGCAGAGAAGAAATTGGCTGCAGAAGAAGAAAAGAAAAAGAATGGCTTTGGTGCTCCTCCTCCGAGGAGCAATACTGTTAGAGTAGTGGTGCCGGCGCGAGAAGAAGAATAAAATCCTTAAACAGAACAAAAACTTATTATGGTAATATACGGAAATAACTTACATGAAAAATTGCAAGGTATAGCTCTTAGCAGAGACTATATCAAGTATGCTACCCCTTTTTGTGATTTTGTAGATGATCCTGTGTTAGGTCCGGATATAGATCTAGCTATAAACTTTAATCAAGCTATTAATGGCAATCCAATTGCTGCTCAGCAGTTTATGGACACACTTATATTAAGTGGAAGTGAATTTGATTGGGCTACAAAAGAGTATTATAGAGATAAGATGGTCTCTAATCGTAAAGTTTGGGGTGATCTAATTTTTAATACTCAAATGGGATTTGAAACAAATGCTTTTAAAGACGCCTTAAAAGATTGTCTTAATTCACCATGTAATTTGTTTGCTGAGACCTCCGATACTGTAGCTAGATTAGCTCAAGTGGCCTCTACGAAGAATGGTAGTAATTCATTCGGTATAGGAGACCTATCAGCGACATTTATAAATATAACTAACGGATTAGATGACGCTGTAACTAAAAAATTACCATCGATATTTGGTAACGCTGCTTTAGAACTTACTCAAAACATTAAGTCTGCTAGAAAAAACATAGATGAAGTAGTTGCTGGTAAAAAGAATATAAAAGAGCTAACAAGCCTTGCAAATGCTAGCGGAACTATGAGAGGTACTAATAAAATATATAGATATACGCCAGATTTAAAGTCTTACACGGATTATACTAATGTAGGTAATAACATATTGCTTAAAGTTAAACAAAAACTCGGTGGTTGTTTTGATAGATTTGAAGGGGCATATAGATATAATCCGTTTGAAGATGATACTAGTGTACCAGCTACTGAGCAATCGCAACAGTATAACGGAAAAGGATTTAAAACAGAGCCTAATAGTGTTGTAAAGAAACCCGGATTTTTATCGAAATTTTTGAACTTTTTTGGATTTGGTAATGACACTAGTGATCTAGAAGATGAGCTAGCTGCGATAGACAACCAAATGGCAACCGCGGGAATGAGCCAGGAACAAAGAGACAACTGGTTCAATAACGCCTCCCCAGAAGAAACAGTAAGAGAGTATGATTTGCTGAATAAAAAGCTTAACATTAATTACAAGATATATAAAGCGCGGGGGCTTGTAGAAGATGACGACGATGAAGTGCTGGGCGGTGATGGCACAATCGAAGATCCTGGTATGCTCCCACCTGTTGGCAAGCCAAGGCGATACTAGTAATTAATCAATATCAATTATAGTATCATCATCACTTGTTAAAGCTTTCATGACATCATCTCTGGTCATAAGGACTTTGGTTTGATTGTCCATTATGTTAAGCTTTTCTTTAGATTCAATATCCATTTGCTTTATCTCAACTCTATTCTTATTCTGCTCTTTAGCAGTATGAAGCTTACTAAGAGTGTCAATAGCAGATGATGAAGCTTTAATAAGCTCTGCTAAAGAAGCGACATCTCTATTCTCTGGAGCTGAAGCTATATATTCTTTTACATCATCAACCATATCAACTGAACTGTTGATAAGAGAACTGGTTTTCTTAACAAGAAATTCCTCAATATTATCAAGGTCAATCTCTTCAGCAACCTTTTTGATTTCAGTTGTATCTTTATTATGACTCTTTATTTGAGATAAAATGTCATTAACTGCAGTATCGATTTCGTTACTCACACACTTATTTAATCTTAATTATTGATTTCGATAGTACTTTAGCTATAATATGTATATATGTTACTACAATTTGAAAAGACCCATGTAGATGCTGTACTACCTGGTAAGAATCATGATAGTGATACAGGTATGGATGTTACTTGTATCGAGGACTTTACAGTACCTGCCGGTGGATCAGCAGTAGTCGGAGTTGGTCTTAAGTTTGCCTTTATCCAGCCAGGCTATTGGGTAAAGATTGAAGGTCGTTCTGGTCTAGGCTTTAAGCATGGTATTATGCCTCATCCAGGTATCATTGATAGTGGTTATCGTGGTGATGCTGGGATTAAGCTTTATAACCTTACTAGTACAGATTACGAAGGTACAGCTGGTGATCGTATCGCTCAGTTTGTAGTTTATACTAATCATGATGTAATCGTGACTGAAGGTGATGTTGTAGAGTCAGAGCGAGGCGAGAAAGGCTTCGGTAGTTCAGGTAAGTAAGCTATGGTTGAGTTTGATAAGATTTGGGTTGAGAAGTATAGACCGCATAAACTGGAAGATCTTATTCTTGATGATAAGTCATTAAGAGTGGTCAAGCAGTTTAAAGGTGAGATACCTAACTTGCTGTTTGTTGGTAGTCCAGGTACTGGAAAGACAACGCTAGCTCGTATTCTAGTTAATGATGTGCTGAATTGTAACTATCTTTACATTAATGCCTCTGATGAATCAGGTATCGATGTTATACGTCATAACATTACTAACTTCGCTCAGACTAAGTCCTTCGATGGGGGTATAAAAGTAGTAATTCTAGACGAGGCTGACGGGCTAACCTCTCAGGCACAGGCTGCGCTTCGTAATACTATGGAGACGTACGCTAAGTACTGCCGGTTTATTCTTACTGCTAACTACAAACATAAGATTATACCTGCGCTACAGTCTAGATGTCAATCATTAGATCTTAAACCCGTAATCGATCAAGCTGTTAAAAGATGTTACAATATACTACAACAAGAAAACATAAATATAAGTGATGAGCAAAAGAAAAAATTTGTCATGCTGGTTAAAAGGTACTTCCCTGACCTCAGAAAAACTATCAATGAGCTGCAAAAGTCGGTTATTGATAATGAGCTTTGCATTGATAGTAACGGGAGTGACAGCGAGTTACTTCAAAAAATCTTCGAAGGGGTACAAAAAGACTCGTTAGGTGTACGTAAGTATCTCATCGAGAATGAGGATAGATTCCAAGGTGATTATGATACGTTACTAGCTAACTTTCTTGACTACCTTTACGATCAAGATATAGCAGATATGAAAAAGAAAGAGATGATAGCCATTATAGCCGAGCATCTCTATAAAAGCGCATTCGTAATTGATAAAGAAATTAATGCATTTGCGTGCTTAGTCAATCTTGAACGTGCGCAATAAAAAAGAGGAGCTATAGCTCCTCTTTCTTTATAAAAGGTTATTGGTCTTACTTCAACCCTTGTAAGTAATTTACAGTGTGGGCTTGAGTTGAGTTAGGTAATGTTGTGTTATCAGTAGGTAGTTTTAACTCCGTCTGACTTAATTCCCCGTTACCTTTATCTGTCTTATTAGATAAATTCTCTTCATCTTCTTCTACTTCTTTAGGCTTAATGTTTACATTATCCTTACGGCGCATAGCGTCAGGTATTGGAAGTAAGTTAGGCGCGTATTTGACAGGCTCACCGCAGCAACATGGAATAGATACTTTATGTGTATATCTACCACCACCTGTATCTAAACCTATCTCTAAGAATGGCTCGAGTTGAGAGTTTTGATTACTACCAGGAAATCTAGTAGGATCTTCGTTCTTAATGTTAGTGACTCTAATATGTAAACCAGAATCAATCATCTGATCAATAACTCCTTTAACGTTATCACCTAACGCTTTATAAGCTTCTTCGCTTTTAAAGTTATCATTAAACTTAAAGACATCACCAACCAAGAATCCACCTCGTTCATAGCGACTCATGTACTCCTCAAACAGAGGTACAAATTTCTTTTCTCTAGCCATACTTATATTTATGCTACAAATGAGCTTTATCCTTAATTATCTGTAAACCTTTACACCTTGAAGCTTAGGACGAGCACCATGCTTAGGACTTTTACCTTCGCTTAGAGTCTCTTCATCTTCTTCTTTTTCTTCATCTTCCTTTTCAGGCTCTTCTTCATCATGCTCTTGAAGCATAACAACTTCTACACTCTCTGCAACAACACCGACAAGTTTGCCATTGTGCTCTACATAGTACTCTTCTACTATACCTTCTTCAGTGAGATTGTGGTGAAGGATCTTCTTAATTGACTCCCCAAACGGAGGAGCTTTAATGTGAGATGCTCAATCGTGTTCAACGTTACCACCTTTATAAGCAGGGGTACCGTCTTCGACAGGGTTAGAAGCATCCGCAGATTCTACAAGAATCTCTTCGCTATTAACTTTATTGATATTACTATAGGCTTCATTTAGCCTTTCCATATCGTTTTTAAAATTATTATGTTGTTTAGCCATATTAATATTTATGCTGTCCTATAAATATTAATATGCAATTTGATGATTTAGTTGAAAAATTACTTAGAGAAGCAAAAGAAGCTCCAAAAGGTAAACATTATACCTCTAGAGGTGCTTTAAAATCTGGTGACGCAGATGCTGATGGTGATGGGGGTCCTAAGTATCGTTCAGATCCTACATACAAAAATCCTAATGAGAATAATGAAGAGGAAGATGCTGAAGGTAAGATCGATAAGGACCGTATGAAGTGTAACTCGCCCAAGCGTGGAGGTAGTAAAAAGTTTGTTGTTAAGGCTTGTAAGAATGGTAAAGAGAAGATTGTCCGCTTTGGTGATCCAAACATGAGAATTAAGAAGAGCAATCCAAAGCGACGCAAATCATTTAGAGCTCGTCATAAGTGTGATCAAAAGAAAGATAAGTTTTCTGCTGGTTACTGGAGCTGTAAGAAGTGGTAAGATTAATTACGCGTAACAGCATACACGATTAAATAATATAAATGGCTATACGCTTAGATAACTTAAAACAATCTACTACCGAGGTAAACTCTTTAGAGAATGGTTATCTGTATAAAGATATAGATCTAGATCTTTCTTTTGGTCGATATACTAAGAAAGAGTTATATTCAAAAACGGAACCTAATGATTTATCTGAATTACAGGACGGCTCTGCTATTATTAATTCGGTTAAAAATATACTTACAACAACACCTGGTCAGAAATTACTTAACCCAACTATCGGACTAGATCTAAGAAGTTATTTGTTTGAAAATGTTAGTAACACAATTTCTTACTTTATTGGCTTAGATATATACAATAGTTTAGGAGTTCAAGAGCCTAGAGTTAAACTTAACGGTATGGAAATTAAAGGTATACCAGATGAAAATGAGTACCGTATATCGATTGGATTTTCAATACCAGATTTAGATATTTACAATTTATCATTAAACGCAACATTAAATAAGGAAGGATACGTAGTAGTATGAGTTTAGAAAATTTTACAGATTATAAATTACCGAAAAATGCGTATCTTAGCTTTGATGCGACTAGTCTTAAGTCGTTAATCATAGATAGGTTAAACGAGAACGAAACATTCACAGATCAAAATTTTGAAGGTTCTAACTTCAGCGCTTTTATTGATGTTGTCTCGTATATGTATCACGTATTACTATTTCAGCTTAATACTACCTCTAACGAGTCAACATTTAATACCGCAACTATTTATGATAATATGAGCAAGCTTGTTTCTAATATTGGTTACAAGCCTCAAGGAGATCAAACATCACTACTTAACTTTAATTTAGACGTACGTAATTTAAATTCTAATGTTTATACAGTTCCTCGCTTTTCTTCAGTAGATGTTAATGGATTTACATACTCAACTCTAGATGATATAACATTTCAAAAGATAACAGATACTGTATTAGAGGCAGTATCAGTAAGTAATAATACTTTATATCAAGGAGCAATAACAGAAGCTAGGTATAGCGCAATAGGCGAGCCTTATGAAACTATAACTTTAGTCGATACATTCACTACACAACAAATAGTTGAACCAACAAGAACAGTTAACGATAAGCAGTTTATATCAGATAATACATTTAGAGTATTTGTTAAAGATGTTGATACATTGGTTTGGTCTGAATGGAAGGAGTCAGTTTCGTTATTTTTAGAGTCACCTACTGCTACCTCTTATGAAAAAAAGTTTAACGAGAATGGAAACTATGATTTCCGATTTGGTAATAATAGTAACGGTAGAAAGTTAAACGCTAATGATACTGTTTTAATATTTTATATCACATCTAACAATGAAATAGCTATAGCTAGTCCTAATTCTATAACTAACGCTACCTTTAATTTTTATTCATCACCTGCGTTTAATACAATATCTAATTACATTTATGATGAAGGTACAAATCTTATAGGTACTTCTAATAAAAATAACATACTTATATCAAACCAATATCAATCAACTCCAGTTAAAAAAGCTGAAACGGTTGATCAAATACGCGATAACGCACCTAAAATCTTTTCAACACAAAACAGGTTAGTTTCAAAGACGGATTATGAGACACAAATTAATCGTAGCTTTAATAATATAACTAAAGATGTCAAGGTACTTGATAATAACGATTACACTGGCCAATATCTACGGTATTTTAATAGAATCGGGTTAGATCGACCTAACGATGATGGGCGGGTATTGCTAAGTCAAGTAGGATTTTCTACATCAACTAATTTTAATAACGTCTATGTTTATACTGTACCGTCTAACCAACCAGTAATAAACGAACAAATACCCAATTACTTAAATCCCGCTCAAAAGCAAATAATAAGTAATTTTTGTATAGATAAAAAGGACGTGACTCATAATGTCGTAGTTGCAGATCCAATATTTAAAGCTATCAGCTTTGGGGTAGGTAGCTCAGCAATACAAGACGATCCTGATAAATTAGATGATATAATTAATGACTCGTTTATACGTTTGAGTGTTGATCAGAATATTGCAGCGAGTAGTAGCTCAATAAGAACAAAAGTTCTTAACATATTTTTAAAATATTTTGATCTTATACAGTTAGGGGGTAATGTAGAGACAGGTAATATATCGAGAGATATACTTAACATCGATGGTGTTATTAGCATAGACACTGTAAATGGTGATAACGTTACACCAAATTTAAGCTTTATAGTTTGGAATCCGGATTATAGATTAGAAGATAACCTTATACAAACTCAAGACTATAATCTCCAAGATTTTGAATTTGCTTACTTTTACGAAATATCAAATATCCCAAGTAAAATTGCAATACAGAGGCTTTGATATTAAATAAAGGTATATGTCTCTAAGTGCATTACAGCTAGACAGCTCTGGTGAGTTTGATCTCTTATATAACTTCTTTTACGTAAGGGATTATACTGGTCAAGAATCCTACTCTAGTTATGCTCTTCCTATTACACCTCTTACATTTATACCAAATCTAACAGACGGTATTGAAGACTTTATAAGTAATAAGCGGTTGGTTTGGGATTTTGGTGATGGTACTACCACAGAGACCATAACTGCTAGTCATGCGTATACTACACCTGGTAGATATAAAGTTACATGCTATTTATATGATGGTGAAGGTACAGGGTATTATGATACATTTAGTGTAAAGGTAGATATCTCAGACTACATAGAAGATAAACTTTTAATATCTACTGTTAACAATTCTTTAACAGGAAAAGAAAGTGCTTTAACGGGGCCAGCTATCGAAATTACTCGATTTAATTCTTATAGATCTGTTGAAAGTGGTGTGCCTACAATTACTCCTTATGCATCCGGTAGTAGTGGTATAGATAGAGATTATTTTTCTAGAGATCTTATTAACGATACATATGGTCATCTATACCCGTATACATCTTTCTATCAATATCTAACAACAAATAACGTTGTTGAGTCTGTAGAGGTTAATAAAGTAACAACAGATGATACAAATATTTATGTTAAGTTAGATAGTAGTAACAATTTAGTGAATACTACATCAACCGACCCTAGTGGTGTATTTGCAGGATTATCTGGTACCGGTGATGTTTACTTTAAAGGTGATTATCTAGAAGATTATAATTTAATATTTGGTTATAAAACAGGGGATATATTTACTCATACTAATACAACTAGTTATGCTTTATCTACATCTCTTTCTGCTAACGAAGATTATAATTCCTTATCTATATCTTCAAATGGTATAGATGGTGAAGGTTCAGCTATTACGAGCTTTAATATTAACAGTAGTAAATTTGCTAATACTAAAATAGCTTTTGTAGTTAAAGTAAAGGATAGTAATTTTAATACCCTTAAAAATTTACCGTTACTTAGTGCTGTACCATCATCACCAGTTCTTAATATTGTCTTAACGGATGGGGCTACTAATTATAACGCTACATTTACATCTAATTTTCAAGAGCTATCCACATTAGATAGAGGTAGCTTCTTTAAAGGTTATTTTACTACCACTAACGATGCAGATTTAACAAATGTATATCTTTCTGCATACACTGTTTACAATTCAACTACCTTATCCGGAGCTAGTAATACCTTTACGATACATCCAAGTAGCTATTACGTCGTTGCTAAACAAAACGAGGATATAGACTTTAAAAACACGTTCGCGGAAGTAGTACAGCAGCCTTTATTTAATGATGCACCTGTACTTATGAATGATTTCTTAGGTAGCATATTCGGCGATCTTAGCTCTGCTCAAACGAGTATAGGTAAGAGTACATACGAAAAAATCCAAAACTTCTTAGATAATAATAGTGTTATTGATACTGCTAATGTTGATCAATTAGCTTCATTACTAGAGACTATCGATTTACCTGCTATACCTAAATACTCTTTTCCTCCTAAGCTCAAGCGATTGGTTGATTTACTCTCTTTAAGTAAGAGTAAATTATTTGGTTATAGAAATTTAAACAATGAAGATTATAATACTTTTGGATATAGGGAAAGTGAAATTTATGGGCAAAATTTAGGTGATAGACTTACCATAACTAGCAAGGTGGTACCGGGTGATATAATTGTTGGATTCGAAAAGTATAGTGGTACTTATGTAGCTCTTAACACAAACTTACCTCTATCTGCCTCACAAAGCCCTACTCTATTTACAGATCCTGGGTTATTCTATAGTTCATCAACAGGGTCAATGGTCGCGAGCGTTGGTACTGCTAATAATTATTATATTTTAAGCGCTTTTGATGCTTCATGGGGCTGGCCTATTTTATCTGGAGGAGGTAGAAGTATATTTGATATATATAACTTCTATTATCAAAAAGAGTTAACAGGGGATATTACTGGATCGATTATAAACTTCAGTGATGGTAACACAACAATAACACATAACATGTCATCATATAGTGACTGGACGCAAGACAACGGTATAGTATCAAACATCTTCGCTAATGCATTATACGATGGATTGGATCTATTTTAATAACTTATAAACATATGGTTGAAGAAAATTACAGAGAAGTAAAAGTTAATTACTCTATAACTAATCCAGAGGTAGATGATCCGAGGGATACTATATCACCTTTCTCTTTTCTTGATTTTATTCAATATACTAATGTTGATTACTCACCAGAAGAATATAGCTCTTTTTATACTGCATACTTAAAAAAGTATTACTCTTTAAAAGATGTATCTAAAACAGAACAGATCAACCTCTTTAAAGATTATTATAGGGAGTTTATAGAAGAGATAGTAATTAGCTATACTACAGAGAATGAAAAGAGATTTCTACAAAAAATCGATTTTACTGATCCTGCAGATTTAGATATTGCGATTCCATTCTTCGCCAATAAACTAAAAGAGGTTGCTCTTTTCTATAAAAAGAGGCGCGATGAAGGTAAGTATGTAATAGAAAGAAATAAGCTTAAAGGTAGTACGACAGGTGTTGAAAAAGCTATTTTTGATAACATATACAACTATATACTAACTGCCGAAGATACCTTAAATGCTAAAACCTTTGATATCGATAGTGTCACTGCTAAGCTTGGTATCAATATAGAAGAATATATTGATGTGTATGGGAGTTATTTCGATCTACCTAGAACGCCAACGGATGAAGATGATACAAGAGCTGAGTTATATTCTAGTAATATTAATGATATAGATGCAAAATACTATTTAGATCCGTTAGGTATAGAGGCATTAACTACTACAAACTTCTTATCTGGACTCGAGGCATTTAAAATTAACCCTCCTACTATAACAGTAGACACGTTCGACGATATTTGCGATCCAGATAACCCTCTAGCTGAGCTATTTAACAACGAAACCAAAGGTAATTTAACTATATCAGATCTTTATAGACTCAAACGTCAGTTGTTTAGTAAGTATATTGGTACAGATATTTATTTTTTAGATACTTCTGTAACACCAGCTGTTTCTGGATTACTAATTCAATCAGATAATCCAACAAACAATCTTCTTAACTTACAAACTGCCGATACAGCTACAGTAGTTAGTAACGATGCAAAGTTATTACGAGATGTTGGATTATTTTTCGAACCAGATGATATAGGATTATTTAAACTTAACGCTGATAATTATAGCTATACATTAGATAGTGAAAACTTAGAAAGTGATTTCTTTTACGTTTTTCCAGATCCTGACTTATATGGTAACGTATCTACTAATCCACAAAGTGCTTACCCTATACAATTTAGAATTAATAATAGAAAAAATTCTAGAAACGTTTCTAGTGGACTCGCCGCAGGTGACCCTTTAATAGATAATAAAGCTAGTACGTTTGAATCTTACACTACTAAAGAAAGATCTACATCAGAATTACTAAATCTAAATACTATTAGTGAAAAGTTAAATTTTTCTGATTTGTATAATGAAGGTGCTATTTCAAAATATCAGTTTGATTCTTATGGTAATGAATATGCGTTATTTAAGTCTAGCCTACCGAAAGCCCGTATAGAGCCAGCAAACACTAATATCTTAAACTTACTACTTAACGGACACACTTTCTATGATATTTACGAAGGTTATAATTTCGACTATTCTACAGCATCAAGAAACGGCACTACTATAAGATCAGGTCTTACTGCTAATACAAATGGTTACTCTGTACTAAAAGATTTTTATACTTTATACTTTAGAGAATTTTTCCCATATCAAGAATTAGCAGATTCAGTAAGAAATATAATACCTGAGTATAGAGATGGTGGTGCTTTTACCTTTTTAGATGGAGCCCCTTTACCTGAGCCGTTTGATGGTTGGGATCCTCGTTTTCCAGGTCCACGTAACTATTATTATTCCATTTACGCAGATGCTACATTTCCTGTTGACATATCAGTTACTACTGATCAAACTCCACTAAGTACAATCACTTCAGAATTGGAACAATCTATTATAACAGGTGAGGTGGAGTTTAACTTTCTAACTGACGTTAAAAACTACCTATCTGCTACTGATTTTACTTACCGTTATTATGATTGCGGTTATTTTGCGGATGATTTATCACTTGATAACGACTTTAATTATGAAAAGGAATATCGTTATATAGATAGTGTAGATTCACGAGCGACTACCACGTTAGCAATTTCATCTACAGGTAATCTACTTACTAAAGAAGAGCGTAGGAGTTTAGAGGGTGCTCTATATGTAAAAAATCAAAGCTTCTCTACATCGGCACCGGTACAGTCTGCATTAGAACTAACCTTTAGCAAATATAGCGATTCAGTTCAATATGATATCTTTAATCATGCTATAGATTTTGATATTATAGGTGATAATATATTTATAGAGACTCCTAATAACTTAGTTATTGATGTTATAAACTACGATGGTAGTGAGTTTATTATTTCATCTAATAATAATACACTATTCTCTATTAATTCTGCTAACAAGCTAGAAGTCTTTTCAAATAGACTATTTGTAGAAACTTCAAATAAAGCTTACTTTACTAAGTTTACTGCAGTTACAGGGGATAATGCTAAAAATTACTGGTCAGTTATTCCGAGTATTTACGAATATAATCTTAGTAATAATACCAATGAAAAAGTGTTTCCGGATAGTATAACAGAAGATATAATAACTACATTTCAAGTTAGCGTTTCTGGAGCTGAAAATAACAATTTTACCCCAGAGGAGATTATTACCCCTCGTCTAACGTTTAACAGTGTAAACAATTTATTCAAATTAACTTATATTGTTAATGATATTAATGAATTATCCCACTTCTTTGATATTGACTTTACTATAGAAAATAATACATTAGCTATTAGTAATATATCTAGATATGATACTACAAATAGTCTTATTCGTTCATCAACCTTTGGCAGTAAGTCGTTATTTGCAGAAATTAGCGCTAACTCAGGAAGCTTTAACACAAACAACTTTATATTATCAGCATGAATACTGTATACGTCAATCTAAGTTCAATTTATAGTAACAACACTCTAAAAAACGAAGAGTTATATCTCAAAGGAGATTCAACATTGCAGTTTATTCTGACCGGCGTAAATGAAGAAGTAAATGATGCTATATCCTTAGAAATAAACTGGGGCGATTCTACTATAGAAAATTACAAGAAAGATTTAGTTTATAACTATAAAGAGAAAACTATATTTAACGAGCTTATATATGGTAAGTTGGGTGGTAGTGTGATGACTGATTATAATCATGAATTTTCCTTAGACCCTTCTTCAAATTTTACCTCACTAACAGCTCAGCTTTTAATTTATTACTCTAATGGTGTTTATGCTGATATTTACTACCCACTTACTTTAGTTAGTGAGTCATACTACGATAATATTAAAAAGTTTGCCATTAACAATACTCAAATGAATTCGCTATCTACTTCCAATACTATAGCCAACTTACAGAGTAAATTTAACAAACAAACATATATTACATACTTACAAAAATAGTATGGTGTATTAAATATATGTAGTGGCAACGACATTACATAAATCAGTTAGCTCTATAGCTTTCCCAGAAGCAACATATTCGGATAGATTTGTTACATTTAAACAGTCTAAATCTAATTTAGAGCAGCAGTTTAACGTTACAAGCATAAATGCTTTATCTGGCGCTTTAGATACGAGAATTAACAATTATTCTTCGTTGTATCTATCAGATAAGAATTTACTATCTAATTTTATTGAGTTATCTTCTCTGGATTCAAGTAACCTACAAACAGTTACCACTAAATTAGCTTTTTATAGAGGGTTAGATAAAGATCTCGAATACATTTATATGTTTAATACGAATTCTGTATCTGCAACAGATGTTCAAAAACCTGTAGGAGTAAAGCCTTTAAAAGATGTAAATACTTTCGCGAACAACTACAATTTTGAATTAGAAGTTATAGACAGTAGATTATTACGTATTAAACATAATAACGGAAGATCTGATTATTTCTTAAATTATGATACTGGCACGAATAGTGTCGTTTTCTATAATTATGATGAAGACATATCTCTAGTTAAAAGTGAAAGACTAGATACTTTTAGATATAATATTGATGATGATGGATATTTACAGATCTATAAATTTATTAATGATGAGCTTAAGGTTCTTTCGTTAAGTGGTAGCGCGTTGACATTTACACAAATGGTTAGTAGTAGTTTAAATAGAAACTCTAATAATTTAATTTTTATTGACTATAATAACGATACTGTACCTACTAGTATTGACAACGCGTTTGTATCCTATAATAAAGATAAGAGAGACAATCTTATAATTGATACAACAGCTAGTATATTTGATAATAAAGGACAATACTTACTGCATACTAATTATAATACTATATCTACTGATAAGTTAGATTTAAATTATCTCACACTTGATAACAATAGGTCAGAATACAGCTTTATTAAACGAGGGTCAAATATGTTCGATACGCCTTTCGGTATTCCTAGTTTTGATTATAGAGATTATAATACACTTCATTCTGGTAATGAGCAAGAAAGAGGAACTGAAAAACTGCAATTAAATTATGTTTTTTACGATAAGGATATAGCAATTAAAAATGGCGCCGATACATTCTTCACTGCTCCATCATCAATATATCCTTATGAGCGTCTTAATGTAAATGATTCAACATTTACGGCTAATGGAGCTTTTGCTGGACCATCACCTATTTTAGCAGATAAATTATATGTAAGGAGATCTCATAGTGATCAATACAATAACGGTAGATACCTATGCACGTGGCTCTCCGCTGGTAGTTTAGCTCAACAAGGTGTTTGGGTTGATAGATACTACTACCCTGATAAAATTACTAAATTAGAAGCTCTATCAAGTACAGCTTTATTTACTCCTTCCTTTATTGACAGTGTAGACAGTATTGATCTAGAAGTAACTAATGAATTATTAGTTAAAGAAAAGTTTTTTGATAAGAAGAGTGATGTAGCTATTACTCCTAGTGTAGGTTTAAAGTATGAAAGAGTTGGTAGAGATACTATTAAAGAGATAGTCGAATCATCATCACCGCTTATGTCTACATTTGATAACTACTATAAATCAAAAACAGTAGGTGGTGAAGTTCAAAATATATGCTACTCCTGTGATGATAATACATTCAACTTTGATGGTACATTTTATTCAAAGTTGAGTGTTTATGAAAGTATTAATAAATCAAAATCATTTACAATGTCTTTTGATTTATGGATAGATCCGGACTTACAAACAGGCTATCAGTTACTCGGTAACAACACGAACGCAGGGTTTGGATTGTTTCAAGATCAAACATCTACTCCTTTTATTCATGTAGTAAGCGGTAACGTGTTATACATTTATAATAGTGATAATGTATTATTAAATAAAGTAACCTTTATACGTAAGATAAAAAATTTATTTAAAAGAGGTGCTTTAGATGAGTTTATCGTAGCATGTAACGGTAATCTATTTTATAGAGTTGATGCGCAAGGTAATAAACTAAGACTTGAATGCGCCTCAGATATTCTTAATTATATTGGCCACCACCAAGAAGATGAATTTATAGATTTTATAGATACATCAGGAACTGTGCATCGTTTAGATGTGTTAACGTTAGAGTCACAAACTATTACTGCTGCAGAGTTTGATGTTTATAAAAACGAACTTTGTTTATATGATAATGTAATTATTAGAGACGGTGTAGATTATAAATTACCTGGATCTAAAACTAGATGGGAAAACGATGAAACTGTATTTTATGTAATAGATAAGTATGTTGTAAAGCATAATTTTAGAAATGGTCCTGAATCGTTTCTAAAATCTTCTACAGACATTAATGATATTAATATTATTGGTAGCACTATACATATCGCAACAGATAACAAACTCTTCCAATATAATACTTCAGGAGTATTTGGATTATCAGCTGATATTGGAGACGCGCAAACATCAACAGGTACTACACCATTATCAAGTGGTTCTATATTAACGATAGATTATGTTAATCAGTATATACGTGGTGAGCAATTTAAATATCCTGTTTTACTTTGCGAAGCTGATAACAAAGATTTATTTATAGTTAATGGTATAGGTACACAACCCTTATTAGCTTCACCACTTTTTGATAGTGATAATGAAACTGCTATTAAGCGGGATAATAATACACGTGGTGTAAGAATGACTAATTACAATACATTAAATCGAACTCTAGATGCTGAGACATTAGATTTTAAGTTAACGTTACAAAACTATTTAGATTCAGAAGATTACACAACTAAAACAATATCTTTTGATGCGTCGACCTTACTAACTGGCTATCATAATTTTACTTTTAGATTTGATAGTATTCAAGGTAATATGACTTTATACTTAGATGGTAATTTATATCAAAATCTAACTCTTGCACCAGGTAAATTTCATATACAAAATATATTTAAAGATGAATTATATATTGGATCTGCTGGTTTTCAAGATGGCACTGATCTATCTACTTACCTTAAACAGCCGGAATATTTTTACTCAAAAGATATGCAAGTTAGAAATTTATTTGTATACGATCGAGCCATAAGTACTACTCTAGTTTATGCGTTATATTTATTAGAGCAAAAGATTGATGATATTGTATTATCTCTACCAGCTGGTCAGAGGGTAAATAAAACACAAATAGAAAAATATTTCAAGTTTGATCGTCATAATTCAAGTAACTCTATAGATATAGTTATACGCGATCTTTCTATAACAGATGAAAGTGTACGATCTCAAATACGTACAAGTATTTTATCAGAAGCCTCATCTATCTTACCAGTTGGTACAAAAATTAACGATATTAAATTTAAAAACTACTCATGACTGATTACAAATCATATAAAAAATTCTACTCTGATGGAGATTTGTTTACTTTAACAGGTGCAGATTTTTATGGGTTAGTTGAAGTTGAAAATAATGTAGCCGTTGAATTAGGTACTAAAAAAGTCCTAACTTCAAAAAATACTTTTGATACGGATCTAGCCTTTTCAAGAGTTTTTAAAGACAGGGTAATTTCTGACTTAACTATAGATCTGCCAAATACAATTGAAGAATGTACTTTTGCTATAAATGATACTTTTGATTATAATTTGTTTAAATTTAAATTAGACAAAATAAGAGAAAATACTAATTTTATATTTTCTAGATGTTTTATTGCTTCTAATAAATTACCATGGTCTACAGATATAAGATATGCTAGCCTAACATCTATTTCTGATAGTACTTTTACTGTGCAAGAGCTGTCCGCTAATAGCCCTACCTTTAATGATTCTATACCTTTTAGTAATTCAAACAAGCTTAGTGCTTTTGGCGATGTAATAGAATCAACTGCGCAATTAAATTTAGACTTTAATGATAGATTTGCACTATTCGCTATAACAAGTAGCACTTTTATTGCTATGACAGGTAGTGATACATCCCTTGATGTTATATTAAATACCAACAAATATGAAGACGATGATAACGAGTTACGTTTTGGAGAGTTAGGTGGAATAGCATCTAATAAAGAAAATGTATTTTTAACTGATACAGTTAATAATGTTGTCTTAAAATATGATATTGAAGGGTTTATTAATAATGATTCATCATTGGGTAATAAGCGTAATTTTATCGAACTATTAGGAGGTCATGGGGATGGTAGAAATAAAACCAAATTTATACGACCTACTAAATTAGCATGCTGTGATACTGAAATAGCAGTTTATGATTCCGGTAACAAAGTAATTAAGATATTTGATACGATGCTTAACTATCAAACACGCATTTCAATAAACTTTAACAAGGAGACTTTTGGTGCGATGGAGTTTGATCCAGATTTTAAATCTTTATATATCTTAACTTACGGTCCAAGTATAACACAAGCTACTGGTTTTACGGCTTATCTATATAGATATTCTGGTTATAATTATGGTAGATTAGAACGTGTAGTATTGGAAGATAAAATAGATGATAATAAAATAGTAGATATAGCTTTTTCAGGTGTTTCTAGTAATTATTGGTTTTTTTCTACTACAAAGAAAATTTACAAAAAATATAAAACTAGGCCAGAAAAGGTTATAGGAACTTTCGATAATTTTAGATTAGGCTTAATAGATGTGCAACCAGTTGTAGCAGAAAATAACAGATGGAATTTTCAAGATATAAACTGGAAGAATGCTAATTTTCGTTGGAATATTATAAACACAAATGACGCTTCTGATAATGGTCTTTTAATAAGTGATGTTAACAGTTTTAATTTATTTCCTAGTGCATCAGGCAATGATAGAATTGTAATGATGACTAATAGTAGAATATACTTCTTTAGTGAAAATACTCACGAAGCTTATCAACGAGTAATAAAGCATAGCAATTACATAAATTACGGTAAACAAGGGTTTTCACTTAATAAGGATCAATACATACAGACTTCTACTATTAATAACGAGATTACAAAGATTGTACAGGATGTTATAACTCTTAAAAATAACATTGTTGGTAGATTTGCTGGTCGTTATAATCAAGATATCTTAGAGTTAGGAGATTATAATTATAATCTTAATTTTGAAGAGTTTGTTCGTGAGGATTTAGAAAACATGCTTATACATACCAATGAAGAAAGTCTTGTAGGAGTACTAAACAGATGTTTTTCTGAGATTTACGATGTACAGAGTAAAATAACTAATCTCGTTTTACCTGACGCTGGTTCTACTGTTCAAACAGCATATAATTCTCAGGGTATAATACTAATTTAATTGGATAAATGGCTTTAGCTTATAAATAACTGTATGGCAACTACATCATTAACTAATACAAATATTAGTGATACATATCCTGGAGTCCTGCATGCTAAAGGAGAGCCTATACCTGCTAGTGGGTTGCAGGATGTATATGATGGCTTTGGTAATAAGAGTTCATTAAAGATTGGTAGAGCAGGTGAAGGAATCGATATTGATGGTAATTTAGGTTCTAGTTTTATAGATGCACTTTACCCTGTAGGGGCTGTTATATTTTCTGCTGATAATACAAATCCTGGAGTTAGATTCTCTGGAACAACCTGGATACAAGAAGCAGAAGGAAGATTTATTGCCGGTGTTGGTACAGGTAACGATGGTACTAATACACAAGCAGTCCCCGCGGGTAACGATTCTACAGGAAAATATAAACATACCTTAACAGTGGCTGAACTTCCAGCTCATAGCCACGACTTACCTATAAGTGATGCTAATGGTATAGATGGTGATGGGTATGGTCAAGGCATTTCTAATAACGCAACACGTACACCAGTAAATGATATAATATCAGACCCAGCTGGTAGCGGAACAGCGCATAATAACATACCACCTTCTTTTGGTTTGTATGTATGGAAGAGAACAGCTTAACAATTTAAAACAATGCCAGATATTGAAATAGTAAAACTTAAAATTAGACGAGGTACTGAAGCTCAAAGAACTTCAGTTATTCTCGAGCAAGGTGAACTTGGGTATACAACTGATAATAAGCGTATCTGGGTAGGTGATGGATTTACCTCAGGTGGTAACATTACAGGTAATATAGTCCATCCACCACTATCAATTACCTCTAGAACTGCTTTAGCAACAGCCACGACTGGTGACTTGGTATATGAAAACAACTTCCTATACCAATTATCAGGTTCTGATTACTCTTTATTATCGAGTTGGGGATTTATTGGATCAGTGCCAGATACAAACACTATAGATTATAATGCTTCTAACAAATTGCATGTTATTGATAACGCTATTTCTGCCAGAAACTTAAACCCTGATTCTGTATATTCAGCTGGTGCAATTGGATTAAATGCAACTGAAGGACTCTCCGCAAATGTTGATAACTCTACTATACAAATTAATTCTAATAAATTATCAGTATTAACGATAGATGAAAACCATATTGATACTTCTTCTTTCGGAAACGGTATTGAAGGTGGTAGTGGTACAACAATAAGTATCGATGCGACTAGCACTTTCTCATTTCCAAGCGGTGAATTAGAAATAGCTTCTGTACCGGCTGGTGTCGTGGATGCAAATGCTCTTAAAGGTAGTAGCTTAGGCGCAACACTTAATGTTTCTGGTAATGTTTTAAATCTTGCAACAATAGGTAACGGAGCAACAAATGCATTAGATGCTATAAACTACGATATATATGGACGTGTTTCTTCTCGTGCTTCTACAGTAGTGCAAAATATAACAGGGGTAGATACTGCATATAAAGGCTATTTAAACCAATATCCTAGCGCTCCATGGAGTGGGGGCACATTAATAGCAGCTACTTCTGCTAACAGCGCTGGGACTACTGCTTCAGTAAATCTCTCTTCTGCAGGGTTTATACAGTTTGATACTGGCACTGAAGGAGTAGTAGCAATACCTGTATTTAAAGTACCAACTAATTAAAACAATGGCAAAAAAAATTGAAATTCTAGAAAATACTTTGTTAAAGCTTCTCGTAAGACAAGGAGATGAAGTAGATCGTAAAAATGTTATACTATCAGAAGGGGAGCTAGGATATACCATAGATGGAAAAAGATTGTTTGTGGGTGATGGGACAACAGCTGGTGGTCATGTTACAGGTAACAAATACAAAGGCTCTAGTGTAGATCATACTACAATAACTGATGCAGTTGAGGGAGATTATGCCCATAACTCTACTAGTAATATACTCTATATCAAAACTACATCCTCCTGGTTATCGGCTGGTAGAATTTTAACAGCTGGTGATGGTACTATTTCTATTGATGATGCAGATGGGTCTATTGTGGTTGGTACTTTATCTGCTAACAATTTTCACGCTGATGCATTGGGTAATTCTTTAGAAATAGATACTAATGGTAGAGTTGCCTTAAGCAGTACAAATATTTCAGTGGATAGAATTACTCCTAATAGTACCACGTATCTTAACTTACCGCAAAAGCTAAGTATCAACGCGGTAGATTATACTTTTCCAGTTGGTGGCGTTGGTAGTAATAAATTTTTAGGGACTGATGTATCAGGTAATCTTACATGGAGAGTACCTGATCAAGCCTCTACTTTCTTCTTTAACTCTACTGCAGGTCCCATTCCAGTAGGTACAATTATGCCATATGTGTCTGCTAACGCTGCACCTGAGGGTTGGCTATTGTGCAACGGGCAGACAATTGCTTCAGCAACTTATCCTGACCTTTATGCTATTATAGGTTCTGAATTTGGTGGTAATGCTACTAACTTTAAATTACCAAACTATACCGACTCTGCTTTATACGGTGTTGAGTCTGATCCTGCAGGATCCACAACATTAAACATTGGTACAGGTACTGGTTCCTTAAGTGCGAAAGGTGCATTGTTTATTATTAAAGCAATACCTGATAGTTTAGCGCAATCAACAATTCAAGTCAAATCACCACTAGCATTAACTGTTAACGGAACAGCAGAGACTTCAGCAGTTTCACCTCTCTCAGGTAATCTTGTATTAAGCACCGGAACACCTGGTATTACTGCTAATTCAAATGCTGGTAGTTATACTTTTACTACTTTAGCAGAATATACTAAATTTTGGTTAACTGGTTCAGGTTCAAAGGGAGGTGTACGTACAGGTGGCGCTGCTGCCACTATTACTGGTATTCTCTCAGCTCCTATCGGTACTGATATTGACCTTACAATAGGTGCTGGCGCTACAGGTGCCAACGGTGCTTCAGGTAATCCGTCATTCCTTTCTATTAATACAGTTGAGATTGCAAGATCTCATGGTGCTGTTACTCAACCCTCCGGATTAGTGCCGGATAGTAGTACTAATACTGGCAACCTCTCAACAAACGGCACAGGTCTAGCAGGTGGCCAGTCAGCATACGTTTTAGGTGGTCATATAATTGATGGTGGTCGCGGTGGTTGGGATACAAACAACGGAGGCGAAGATGTTGGAGGTACTGCCTCTTTCTGGGGATCAGATAATGTTGCCGGCGCTGGTGCTGGAGGTCACAATGGTGATACAGTTGATACCGCTGATGGACTTATAAAGTTTGAATGGGGCCTTTGATTTCTAGAAAAGTTACATTAAATTAGCTTATGGACGAGCTAGTTGTTGATGGTGTAACACCGGAAGATTTTAAAATTCTTCATAAGTTAATAGAAACGTATCCCTTTACTCTATCTAGTGATTTAGGGTATGCAGATGTATATTCACTGTATAATAAAATTAACCAAATAGTAGAAGCACTGCAAAGTGATTAAATATTAAGGTGGATGTACGGGAACGAGCCAGCTCCTTTCTAGAGGAATTTACCGATTTTATACTTGAAGATAAGAATCGTAGAAGCCTCGTCGTCAACATTAAAAAGGATTACTTTAGAACTATCTATTATGAGCTTAAAAAAATAGGGTACCAACTCGTACACAAATCTACTATAAAGTCTGGTGAATCTTTTACTCTGGTATTTGTTTATCAGATTAAATAATAACGTAAATGTCTAATCCAGTCCAATTACTACAAGAGACCACAACAAGCTCAATTCTATCTGCAATTGACGGTAAGAGTCCCTTTACTGATAGAGCTATATTTAGTGATTATACTGCAGTCGGCAGTTTAACGCGAAATATAAGCAGCTGGGTCTATGATTTTGATGGTGTAACTGGTATAGTTGCGTGGAATGATAGGACGAGTACAGAGATAGGCGGAGCAGCGGTCACAAAGCGACATGTTGTATACAGCAAGCACGCTAGTTACATAGCAGGTGATACTATTTATTTTGTAACTAAAGATAATACACTTATTACAAGAGATGTAGTAGCAACTAAAAACTTCCCTCTTGCATACGGTGATTATGGGATTGCCCTCTTAGAATCCGATTTACCTGATACTATTGATGTACTAAAGGTATTACCTAAAGAATCATATAGATATTTTAACAGTGAATATTTCATAAGTAATACTTTCTGGAGAACAGCATCTCAACCCGATGAAGTATTAGTATTACATACAAATCAATCCGAGTTAGCTTCTATAAAAAATCTTAGTGTTGTAAATTTTGCAAGTCTTACAGACCCGGACTCAAATAATTACTCCGCTGGTGGTTATTCTACTTTCAATGTTAACACGTCTACTGATAGTACAGCAAAATTATGGAATTATAACAACTCCCCAGGTGACTCAGGTAGCCCTCTTTTAATGCTTCAAAATAACGAAGTTATATTATTAGGGCTTTTTCACTATGTGGGATCTGGTCCGTTTATAAGCTCACCACGTAATTATAATGACATAAATCGTCTAATAACTGATGTTGATACTGATTATGCCGCAGCTGGAGGATTTGCTGCTTCAGGTTATACTTTAACCGATTACAATTTAGAGAATTACTATAAATATACCCCAGAAACTTACACATCACCAGCGTTATCAGCCTTACCGCTATCTGCTACTTCTCTCGCAGTCTTCGAAGATGGTGTATCACCTTCCTATGATATAACTTGGTCTTTTAATTATGAAGTCAAAAATTGGAATGCTGATGATGAACTAGGATTTACTATGTTTTTGCAGAACGCTACAGTACCATTAACTGGAGGTGGAGTTGGAGATGATTTAGGGTATTCTGGTGGTGCTTCAGGTGATATACGATCACGTGGATTGAGTGGTGGTATTTTAGGCGTAGGATTTGATACTCATGGTTTTTATGCTCTGGAAAAGACCTATGAAGATACTACTTCACGTACCGGTATTCCTTTATCTGGTAGAAAGTTTAATTCAATATCTATAAGAGGTGATGAAGCTTCTGGTTATAGTTATCAAGATTCAAACGTATCTATAGATGCATTTGATATATTAAGCGACGGTATAAAAACTTTACGTGGTAGATTGGGTAATTACGGCAGGACAATTTACGTTGATTATAAAGGTGAGACAGATAATGACTTTACTAATATACTTACTAAAAATATAACCAAGCTATCTTTCGATACTAATACGCTTTATAGGCCTGGTATAACTGTTAGTAAGCCGTTAACCAGTAGTAACTCTAATGTTGAGGTTTATATTAGTAATTTTCATGTTGAAGGTAAAACTATAACTGATGTTGTATCTAGTACGTTTGAAAACGCGTTTACACCACTATCCGTATATTCTATAGATTCTGCCGTTCTTGGACCACCTATACAAGAACCTAAACAAGAGCAAGAAAGTACAAGACTATTGCCATTTTTAGGTTTAGAGCCTAATATTGGCTGCCCTAATGCTTATTGCGGATTATCTGGTAATAGCAGTAGTAACTCAGGCGAATACTTTCCAAATACAATCTTATATAGTTTATCTGCAACAATTGGTACTGTAGATTACCAAGTAAATAATCCCAACGATAAGCCAGTTAGATTTATTCTGACTTATGATAGCGATACTGTTATAGATACAGGTTATTTAGGTAGTAGTGACTACGAATTAGGTGGGAGCCAAAGACAAACGTTTATTAATTCCCTAACTAGCTATACAACATCTCAACCTAGTACAGTAAACGCTAATGACGGTTATCCTGTTGTTAGTACAACGACATCAGTTATAAGTTCCTTTTTCAAAGATACCGATAAAGCCCGCGGGACTTTTGAGATCTTTAACCCACTATCTGCTTCTGATTGGGAAGTTTACTTAGAATGCCCTTTAAGAGAAGTTGATTGTGGTGAAGATATAAATTTTGAGTGTGGATTATATAGAGACTACCCTGCAGCAACTAAAGTAAATACTAAATCACAGTAACAATGAGCGTAACCCCAACACCAACCCCGAGTATTACACCTTCGGCAACTCCCACTACAAAGAGTTTGACTCTTGTATATCGCTCTGAAACAGGTCCAGATAGGTACACTGTAATCTATGATAACAATATAATTATACAGACTCAATATATAGGTAATTCTACATATAACTATGGAGGCTCTTCGCGCTTAGCTTTTGTTAATGCTTTAATTGAAAAGGGGTTTGACTTTACTAATTTAAATATTGCACCTGATAGCTATCCTTATGTCTATACTCCATTGGAAGGATCGAAGACTGAGTCAGTTGCAAACTATAATGATACTATACCGGCGTTTGTAAAAGTCTTTAGCCCTCTTGGTAATAAAGACTGGGAGTTTAATTTAAATTGTCCAATAATACCGCTACCTTCACCAACACCTTCTGTTACACCTTCTGTTACACCAACTCCAAGTGTTACTCCATCAGTAACTCCGAGTGTTACTCCTACAGCTAGTAGTACTCCACCCGCACCATCAGTTACTCCTACAGCTAGTAGTACTCCACCCGCAACTCCCTCTCATACACCCACTAATACTCCGACTGGCACTCCAACTCCCACTCCTAGTGTAACACTTTCTTTAACACCAACACCATCCCCTTCTACATCCTCATACCCGATACCATCGCCACCGCCATCCCCCACGCCTAGTATTACACCAAGTGTGACACCTACTAGTTCGGTTACTCCTTCTGTTACTCCGAGTGTTACTCCATCAGTAACTCCATCAGTAACTCCGAGTGTTACTCCGAGTGTTACTCCATCAGTAACTCCATCAGTAACTCCGAGTGTTACTCCAAGTATAACACCTACTAGCTCAGTTACTCCAAGTGTTACTCCTACTAGCTCGGTTACACCATCAGTAACTCCAAGTATAACTCCAAGTGTTACTCCTACTAGCTCGGTTACACCATCAGTAACTCCAAGTATAACACCAAGCTTAACTCCTACTAGCTCGGTTACACCATCAGTAACTCCAAGTATAACACCAAGCTTAACTCCTACTAGCTCGGTTACACCATCTGTAACTCCTAGTTTAACTCCTACTAGCTCAATTACTCCAAGTGTAACTCCATCTGTAACTCCTAGTTTAACTCCTACTAGCTCAATTACTCCAAGTGTAACTCCATCTGTAACT